CTCGACCCTGCTTAAGGCGGCGGCCATGGATAGGGCGAAGGCGCCATGCTCCGAAATATGCATTTTTAAACCTCGCCCTTAACAAATTGTGGTTCCGGCTCGCAGGCCCCGCCGTTCAAGGCGTCTACGATGTTTTGCGAATCTTCATATCTAGCGCCTGTCTGTCCGTGGATCGCCTTGAAGCCGCGTTCGTCTAACCAGTCGTGCCACTTCACCAGTGCCAGACGACGCTGCTCTTTGGCCTGGGTGTTGATGTAGGTGGAGGCGATCTTGCCCAGCGAGTGGTTCAGCAGCATCTCGCCAATGTGACCGTCGACGCCGAGGTCAGTCCAGGCGGTACGGGCCACCTTGCGCAGGTCGTGACTGGTCCAGGCTCCCTGCCCCAACCGAGTGAAGACGGCGCTCGCCTGGTTGTCGCTCAGTGGCTTGCCACGGCGTGACGGGAACAGGAAGGCACCCTCATACCCTTGGGTGGTCTGGCGGTCACGGTAGCGGCGCAGCAGTGCAATGATTTGGTCGGTCAGCGGCACCCGAAGCTCGGTCTTTGTCTTGGTGTGTTCGGCCGGCAGGAACCACTCACGCTCTGTCAGCGCGATATCAGCCCAGCGAGACTGGCGGGTCTCCCCGATGCGCGTGCCGTGGCACAGCATCATCAAGGCCAGCATGGCGTCACCCGGCGCACGCTCGAAGCGCTCGGCCAGCAGCGCCACCAGCTCAGGCAACTGAACATCACGCAGGCGTGCGGCCTTGGGCTGGATGCGCGCCGTGGTGAAGTTGCTGAACTTGAGCTCAGCCATCGGATTGAAGGGGATCAGGTCCAGTTTGCGCGCTTGGCGGAACGCCATCGACACCAGTCGGTACAGCTGCTGGACGTACGACAGCGATAGCGTTTCCTGTGCAGGCCACATCAGCAGCTTGTCTAGGGTCTGCGCGTTTACGTCGGTGATCAGCAAGTCATCCAGCCGCGGTTTGAGCTGGCAGCCGATCGCAGATTTGATAGCTGACCGACGCTTGCCGCCCAGCGACCGCGACTTGGCCATACGGTCACCGAACCAATCGAGCAGTTCCCCAACGGTCACCCATCCGGAAACACTGGCCGCACCGTCGGCAGCGACACGCAGGCGCACCGCCGGCAGTGCAGCGATCACCTGCTTGGTGTTCAGGTCGGGAAAGCCACCGATGCGGTGCCATTGGCGCTTGTTGAGCAAGTACCAGGAGCCGCGCGTGCGATTCTTGGCGAACCGGAAGTGCAGCGCCGGGTGACTGGCGTCCCGCAGATCGCGCACATGCTCAAGCTTGGCATTGCGGACAATCTCGGCATCCGACAGCTTCACCGTCAGCGTTTTGATTTGAGTACTCAAGAATCGCCCTCCTTGGGGGCAAGGAGGTCAACGACCTCAAATGTGGTTGGCCACATCCAGGCGCCATAGCGCCTGGCCATCGCCTCGTCTGCAAACAGCGCCAAGGCGTGATCAGGCGTTGAGCTAAGGTCCACCTTGAAAGAACAGCAGTGCACTGCAAACCGGTAAAGACGGGGCTCGGGTGTCGCGAAGCGCCTGGTAGGCATCAGAATCTCTCCTTTGATTTGTAGCGGTCGGCCAGGCTGGCGACTTTTTCCGGCTTGGGTTGCTCCACCCATCCGGCAGCTAGTTGCTCGAACCGGCTGTACTGACCAAGGAACGCCGTTCGAACGGTGCCGGTTTCAATGTCCCGGCCTTTGCCAATGATGATTTCGGCTATCCCTTTCGCATCGGTGTGCTCGTGGTAAACCTCATCGCGGTAAACGAACAAAATGATGTCGGCGTCTTGCTCAATAGCGCCGGATTCGCGCAGGTCAGAACACAGCGGGCGCTTGTTCGGGCGCTTTTCGCACTCTCGCGAGAGCTGGCTGAGCAGGATCACGGGCACGCCCAGTTCGCGTGCCATGAGCTTCGCGCTGCGGGTCATGTGGCTGACCTCCTGCTCGCGGCTGAACGTGCGCGAATCGGACTCCATCAGCTGCAGGTAGTCGATGATGATCAAGTCCAGGCCATGGCGGCGTTTATGGCGGCGGGCGGACGAGCGAATTCGGTTGATCGTCATCGACGCACGATCAGAGATGAACAGCTTGGAGTGCTTTATCTTCCCGGCAGCGCTCATGAGTTCGGCGCCGTGGGTGTGCGGGGCCTTCCCATTCTTGATCAGCTGCAGCGGGACCCGACCTTCGGATGCCATGAACCGATCCATCAGGCCGGTGTTGTGCATTTCGAGACTGAACACCATCACACTTTTGGCGGCGCGGATTGCGTTGTGGGATCCGATGTTCATCGCCAAGGTGGTTTTGCCCATCGCCGGGCGACCAGCAATGATGATCAGCTGCTCAGGCTTGAGCCCCTGCAGCTTCTCGTCCAAATCCTCGATGCCCGTAGAAAGGCCGTCGATGCCCTCCCCCCGGTCAGCACGCGCCTGCAAGACTTCGATGTAGTCGTCCAGAATGTCAGAAGCTTTGAGCACCTCGGATGTGGCTGACTGGCTATCAATGGCCTGCGCCTCGGCCTGCACCGCCGCGACCTTGTCGACTGTGGGCTGATCGCTGTGGGCGATCTCGTTAATTCGATTGCTCAGTTCGATCATCGCCCTGTCGAGGCTGCGTTCACGAACTGTGGCGGCGTAGGAGGCAGCATTTGCGGCGCCAGGCGTGTTCCGGGTTACCTCGGCAGCATAGGCAACCGCATTGTCACCGCTGGGCAACGTGCCCAGGTACAGGCCTACGGTTACCGCGTCAGCCGGCTTATTTTCGCCGTGGAGCGCCATGATGCCCCGGTAAAGCGCGGCGTTATCGTCGTAGTAAAAGTCATCAACTGTGAGGTCAGCGCTGAGAATGTCGATCAGCTCCGGACGGAGGAACATCGCGCCAAGGACGCCATGTTCAGCCTCAACGCTGTATGGGTCACGCATTGTAATTACCCTCCACGACTTTCACGAAGTTGCTCGGTTTGATCAACCAATCAAACGTCGCCCGAAAAGGCTTAGCCCCGTCCCGGCCCTCACCCTCGCCCATCAGGAATGAACTCGAAGCAACCAGCGCGAAGAACTCAGCCCAAAAATCCAAATCCTGATGAACCGGGCTTTCGTTCCAGCGGGCCGCGATCTTGGTTACTCGGTCCTTGGTGAGCATCGCTACCTGAGGGAGCCGAGGAAGCGTTTTGTTGAACAGGTCGACGATTGCCTGAGACGGGCACTTCGGCTTCGAAACTTTGGCTGGTTGGTCACCGCCAACAAGAAGTGGCGGTTCACTTGATGGTTCTATTACGGTTCTGGGTGCATCTGCTGCGGGGGTTTTTGTCGTGAGCTGCGGGGGTGCCTGTGCATCTGGTGCGGGGTGCATATCTTGCGGGGGTGCATATGCTGCCGGGGTAAGGGTGTACATAGTCGAGCGGCCCATCCGTTCACGGACGGACAAGATGCTTGCTTGCCCTAACCACTTGATCGCACCCTGAACGGTCCTTTCGGCAAGGCATGTACGTTCTGCGATACGAGCGACCGAAGGCCAGCAAACACCCTCGTCGTTTGCGTTGTCAGCCAGCGATATCAGGACAGCCTTCTGCGGGCCGCTCATGCCTTGCAACGGCCAGCACAGGCTCATGATTATGGTGCTCATGCGGAAACATCCTGGGCAGGTGCCAGGGACGCCTTCAAGTAATCGAGGCATTCCCGGCGGAATTGAGACTTGGATGCATGCGAGTACTGGCCGCTGATCATGAGGGCGGCATTCATCGCTGCGGATTGATTAGTCAGTGCGTGTCGAGACACCTTTTCGGACTCGCCGGAAAGTGTCGCGACATCACCAGAACTATTGACTGCGGGGGTGTTTTTGATCATTATCGACCTCGCTAAAACGTTGCACTGAACCGCCCTGCCAGGCGGTTTTTTTATGTCTGCGATTTGGGTACTGGATGAATCAACAGCTAAGCCAGTGCACTGATGTCGCATTGTTTTCAGACGGATAATTGGTCCGTATTCAGGCCGCGCCGAGCAGTACTTTGCGAGCTAGGGGAACGAGGTCAGGCCTGAGCCCGGCGATGGTTATCTCTCCCGCCGATGCATCCTGTAGGCGCTCAGCAAGGTCAGCCGACGCTTGCCGGTGACCACCCGCCAATTGTCTAAGGTGGCCAACAGTCGTCCCGGCTTTCCTGGCGGTTAACTCACGCTCCTCAGCGGTCTTGCGGGCGAGCCATCCACGCAGATGGTCATTCATAGGTGCCTCTCCGTTTAATATGGAGAGGAATTTAGCTTAGGGCTACATTTTCAGCAAGGGTAATTTAGCTGTGAGCATATTTAGCAATGCGCTAAATGGTGGCAACCTTTCGGGCATGGATATCTACGAAATCAGAAAACGAAATCTGCGGACCCTGATCGGAAAGCAGAAGAAAGCGTCGTGTGCGGCACGATGGGAGATGAGCCCTGCTCACTTGAGCCAGGTTCTTTCAGACAAGACGCCCAAGAACCTTGGAGACGAGGTAGCGCGACGCATTGAGCGCCTGGAAGGTTTGAATTCCGGCTGGTTCGATTCACTGCAAGGTGACGCCCCAAGGCAAGCACAACCTGAAGATCGCAGTCATTCCGGATTGAAAGAGATGCGTCTATGGGACGAAGGCACTCCAGTAGACACAGATGAGATATCCGTGCCGTACCTGCGTGAAGTGGAGCTAGCGGCGGGGTCAGGGCGCTTTGTAATCGAGGAAGGCGAGAAATCAAGCCTGCGATTTGACAAGCGCAGCCTGCGCCAGAACGGAGTGCAGTTCGACAAGGCGAGGTGCGTTACCGTCCGGGGGAATAGCATGCTCCCGGTGCTGAGGGATGGCGCAATCGTAGGTGTAAACATTGCCAGCACTAGCCTAGCCGAAGTCGTCGACGGTGATCTGTATGCAATAAATCACAACGGCCAGCTGCGCGTGAAACAGCTTTACCGGCTGCCGACAGGAATGCGCATGCGAAGCTTCAACCGTGATGAGCATCCCGATGAAGATTACAGCTACCAGCAATTGCAGGACGAACAGATA